CGGATCGGTAACAATCAGGTCAATGGAATCATCAGGCAGGGACTGAATAAAATGCAGGCAATCAGCGTTGATTAAATCAACACTGTTTATTTTTACAGTATTTTTCATGGATCAGTAAGCGTAACTCTGGTAGGCTCACTCTGCTTTTGCGCTAAAGCAGTGGGCCGTGGTTCGCTTGTGACCAGTAAGCATGAGCGAATGGCTGGCAGGTGCTACCAACACCCACCAGCCGCCCATTTTCACAGCAGGAAACCGCCATTACTGGCAGCGTCTGAATTTATTCCCGTACCCGCCGTTATCCTTCGCCAGACCCGCCAGAACTAACTGAGTCAGTATTAACTGGCACCGGGCTTCGCTTACTCCGGTAGTTCTCGTCATCATGCGTGGCGTTACCCACTTGTCAGCAGGTAAGAAATGAAGGACTGCGGCGGCGGTTTCTGTCATATCTTGCTGTTTTAGCATGTCTTTTTCCCTTCTGGTTAACATGACATACCAATAACTCTTGTCTAAAAAGCCAGCAAGATAAAAAGTCAGTATTCACGACCACCAGCGTGTTTACTGTACTGCACCAAGTTTACGGGTACAAAAAACCCGCTCAGTGGCGGGTTGCTATCACAGCTATATATTTACTTATTATGCCGTTACTAACATTTATCTTCGACATATAATCGAAAACAAGGTTTGCTTAAAACTCTGCTTTCATTTTATCCGGGAATTTTTTATTTGCAGCATAATAACTACCAAGTACATAAGCGTTCATTTGCTGCTCTACATCAACCCGACATGCCGCACTAGAACAAGCTCCACTGATAAGCCCAAAAGAACTCCCTTTAGCAGAGAGATCAGCTTTGATTTCCTCTACAGTGTTTTTCCCCATAGCAACTACACACCCTGTCACAATATATCTAGCTTTCACATCATCCATGCTAAGGATAGTAGTTTTCGCAATTTTGCTGTATCCATCATTTTTATAAACATCCATGGCAAACGCACGGCAATCTGTATAATACGGACTTGCTTTAACTTGCGAATACTCAGGTAATTTCATACCTGCACAACCAACTAAACAAAAACCTATCGCTGCTATTAATACCTTTTTCATTACAGTCATAACCTAGAAGCATCATTGAAACTAATTTATTAAATAACCATCGAGTTTCTGGAATACAGACGTTAACCATCTCTCCAAAATCTAAAAGATAATAAGAAAAAATGTTTAACGCACCAATCCATTTCATAGTTTCATGAGACATCAGGCACAAAAAACCCGCTCAGCGGCGGGTTTTTGACATTTACCAACGGTAGACATACAAGGCCCATCGTTGAGAAAATCTTATCCATATTTTTTGAAAAATGCAAGTATCACGTCGACATCTTCGGCGAAAATTATCTATCTTGTCACTTTTCTCAATTGCGATTCAGCATACGCTTCTTCCTGCCAGCACTTTGTAACCAGTTTATTAATAACGTCTGCATATCCTTTGTACCACTGATAATCCGTCAGGTCCGGTACCAGTTTCTGGACATGATGCCGCGCCAGTGTGGTTGGTAAACGGCTAAACCGGTTGCCATTGCAACGCCCACAAATCTTATAAACAGGCACACCATGAAGCCGGGTTCTTTTTTCATCCAGGACAATACCTTTACCCTTACACCCTCTGCACGCTGTGCTGACTTCTCCCTTACCATGGCAATGCTGACATAGTTCCTTCACCCACTCTTCCTTGATAACAGATTCCCCGCTTCTGGAGTGTTTCACCACTTCGCGCAATACATTATGAAATCCAGTACCAGCACAATGCTCACAGCGAGCCTTACTTGCCGCAGACCTGGAATAATCAGCAAAGGCAAAATTCACAAGGTAAGGGATGATCTGTAACCGGGTTTCTTCACTCAATTTGTTCAATGTCGGGTTATCCAGTGCCATCGCGTAATTGAGCAGACCTTCAATCGCAAATTGAGGATCCTGAACACCAACTTTTGCCAGGAATAAGGCAAACCCAAGCGGTGCTTTCGACTGCACCATCCCCTGCGCAGCCATCACATCCGTAATCGTTAAACCACCTGAGCCTGTCGCCGGTGCGTCATCGCTCAATTTTGGAGATTTTGGGGAGTAATATTTTGGTAAGGCTTCAAGGTTCATGCTCGTTCTCCACTTACGCCAGTACGCCAATTGCCAGCGCACGATCGATAAAACGAAATATCAGCTCCAGCTGGGAGCCATACTTCTCTTCAAATGCCACGGTATCCGCATGCAGCTCGTCGTGATGCTTTCTGCACAAAGGCAACACAAAGAGGTCATGCGCTTTTGTACCCATTCCACCCTGACCGTGGCCTATCAGGTGGTGGGGATCATCAGCAGGCTTTCCACAACATGCACACGGCTGTGTCTTAACCCAGCGCGTGTACTTTTCATTAACCCAGCGGCGGCGTTTTGGGCGTAACATAAAAGACTCCGGCGACTCCGGATCCACTTTCAGCGCCAGCACCTTTTTTGCCTTATCCTGGATGATGCTGGTGGCAGGAACCGAAGGCACAAGGTCACTTTCCCGGGTGACAGACGGCACAACAGGCTTTGGTAATCTCAGTGCCTTACGGGCTGCACTTTCCGGTAAGGCATCCGCCAGGTCATTACGAATCAGCCACCAGCACAGTTCCGGCATTGTCACAACGTGACTATCATCAAAACCGAGATCCCGACGCACAACAGACAACACCCAGCGGGCACAGTTATCCGTTGCCATTGATTCCAGCCGTTCCGTGAACTGATCGCGCAGCTGGTTATCGCAGTGCCAGCACAGACGGATTGCGCCCGGAGCGTGTCGCATTGTGGTCATGTTCTCGCTGTGCCAGTCGGAATGAGGCCACTGGCAGCCTTTTTCACGAAGTAACCAGCTTTCAAGACATTCCACGCCACCAGCACGACGGATCACTGCCTCATTGCGGAACACGGCCCGAACGGCAGGATCATCCGCCAGCGGTTGTGATGCCGCCGGAACGGCACCACTGGCGAAAGATGAATAACGTTCCGGCTCAGGCTCCAGCAGAACACGCCCCTGCATAAACAGGGGCATCAGCTCTGAACCTGGCCTGAACAATACGATCCCCATACGCGGGGCAATTTCAGGGGTCAGTAGTGCTCTCACGGTCACCTCAATGAACGGTATCGAGCAGCTTTAACAGCTCAGGGAATCGGGATTCGAAGAAATGCGGCTGCGTCTCGCGCGGATTTGCAGGACTGGTGATGTTCTTGCCGAACATGCAGCCTTTCGCCGTCAGCGACCAGAATTTTTTGATGTTGTTAATCGCGGTACGGCTGTATCGTTCGCGTTGTTCAACGATCCCCAGCTTCACCATCTGGTGATATGCCTGATTAGCCGTCAGGCGGATACCATACTGCTTCAGCAGTGCACTCAGCGACAGCGTGGGGCGACTTGAGCCATCAGGCGCGTCAGCAGGAGCATCAATGGCATAGCGCGGTGCCAGATTCGGTAAGCCAACAGCCTCCTGAAGCTTCTGACAGGCTCCAAGCACTGATGAGTTAGACAGATTTAATTCCCGGCGCATAAAGTCCAGCAGGATCACGCCAGCCTGCATCTTGTCAGCAGCCTGTCCGGATAATTTTTCCGGTGCGCTGGTTACCATGTCGAAAGTACGGATCACCTTCAGATGGAATGACGGGCTGATCCACATTGCATAGGCATACACCAGTTCTTTGCAGACATACGTCCCCTGGTTATTTCCGCCATTAATGACGCTAACTGGTTGATTTTGTTCCAGAGGCGGAATTCCACCCTCGGTGAAAAGTTGTTCAATCAATTCACAGGTTTGCTTATTGGAGAGCCAGTATTTCGGGCGGTTTTTTTGTTCTCCCCCGGCTGCCCTGTGCAGATCGTTCAGGCTGTAACGCCCATAAGCATCACGACGAACTTCAATACCATCAATGACCATCAGATTATTCATACTTCGTTTCTCCTCTTGATCAGGCGGCTGCACCCGCCGGTTTCTCATACTTACTGATAGTGATCTCGACCTTCCCTTCCGGGATAACCGGTCCCCACTCCACCAGCATTCTTTTCACCTGGCTGTCGTCTTCCCACACCCCCGCGTGGGTCAGGGCGTCAAACAGCGCCTTGTTATAGTTGTCCAGATCGCGGATCCGGTTATCCGGAGGAAACAACACGATCTCCACTGAAGCAGGTGCCGACGTTGGTTTTGGCAGACGACGTAACTGCTCAACTATTGCTGCGCACGCCGCGCTCTGAAATTTTCGCCCCGCCGCGCTTATCAGGCTCTTACCAGCAAATGCCCCTTTGTTGGGGTGTCGCCAGTACGTGTTCACGCTGGGCGGGAAAGGCAGGATCAGCTTCATACTTTCAGGCCTCTCTCATGTAACCAGTGGGTTGCACGCAGCCTGGCGTTTTCCTCACCGGCAAGCAGTGAGCGGATAATCCCGACCGCCTCGCTGTCGTCGTCCTTCACCGCGGTATGAAGAGTGATACCCCGGGCCATGCCACGCTTTATCGTGATGACGCCTTTTTTCTCCAGTGCGCGAAGATGTTCCACCGCTGCATTCACTGAACGGTATCCCAGCATGGTTGCCACCTCCTGATTGGTTGGCGGGAAGCCACGTTCTTTCTGGTAAGAAATCAGCATATCCAGCACCTGCTGCTGGCATTGAGTTAACGTCGTCATGCCGCCATCTCCCTGACCAGTTTTTCCGCCTGCTGGCGAACCTGCGCCAGAAACGCCTCACCACATGCCTCAAGTTCATCGCGCCCGATGTAGCTGATTGCCGGTCCCTTCCAGGTCTTGTCGAAAACAGCAATAGCACCAGCGAAGAAAGCGCCTGTCGGCACCTGCTTCTCGTCCTTCGGGATAAACCAGGCAGGCAGTTCAAAACCAATACGCCCGCGAATAAAAGCAATATGATCTGCATCTTCCGGCCACCACACTTCGCTGGTGGCAGCTTTGATCAGGAAAACATAGCGTCCGCCCTTATCACGCATGGCACTGGCATGCTTCATGATGTAACGCATGCCGGTGATGTATTGCCCTTCATGCTGACTGGCGCGGCTGTACGGGGGATTACCAAAGGCAGCACCTTTAAGCTCCGCAAGACGTTCAGACCAGTCATGCGCCAGCGCGTTGTCTTCCGCAGTGTAATAAGCGGCACATTTGGCGTTATCACCATCAGTGAACAGATCCAGAACAAACGGGCCAAACAGGGTGTTAATTCCCCAGAAAATGTTATCCGGCGTGCGCCACTGATCGCCCACTTCCTTCAGTTCATGGGCTGGTTTGTTCCGCAGCTCCACCAGCGCCTGGCAATATTTATTACTCATTAAGCCCCCACGTAATTCCCTGACAGATACCACTCTTCACCCGATACAGCGCGCTTGCTGCTTTTCCGTAAGCACCGCTCACGACGCGCCAGAAAATTGTTTCGTTCTGGCTGGGAGTGGCTTTCACGGAATGCCGCCATCCACACCGTTGCAGCACGACGGTATAAGCCCCTGGACTCCAGTTCTTCCGCCTGGCGGGTCAGGCACAAAATCACCCGGGGATCGTTAGTGCCGACATAGAAATTGCGCACAGGTCTGGTTTCACGAACTGGTTGTGGTTCCGGCTCCTGCGCTCTCTCAGTCAGGCGTGGGAAATGTCTGCGTGTATCTCCTTCATAACGGTGAGCCACACGCCCACTCTGACGTAACTTGCTTGCTGACTGCAGAACGCGCTGCCGTGAGTAACCTGCAAAAGCATCCGCAATGTCTCCGGAAGTACACCCCGGATGGGCTTCAATGAATTTCTGAACTTCATTCAAAAGACTCATGATCACCCCCTGAATCCTGCCGGGATCTGGCTGTAGTCCACGTTGTCGTAACTGGCTTTGAAGTACGGGTCCTCGCGTCTGGCTGCAGATACCGCAGGAACTTCCCAGAATTCTTCGAAATGACGATCCGGACCAAAGAACGTGACAGCCTGTTTCACAAATTGTGTGCCGCTGTTACCCATCGCAGATACCCATCCCGCGTAGCGTTTCACACCTTCCAGCATGGTTTCGGGGTTTACTCCCTCATTCAAACGGGCTTTCCAGGCTTTGAAGGCTGCAGATTTTGAATTGCCACCAGCACGTTTGGGATATGCCAGCCATGCCTGCTCAAACTCCGGAGAGTATTCCGGTCGGTTTGAACGAACTCGCACGGACTCATCAACTGATGCACCAACAGCTATTGGTTCATTGACTGGTTCTTTGACTGGTTCAAAAGAGTGACTGGTTCTGGGTGAATCTCCTGCACTACCCCCTGGTGCAACTCCTGCACTACCTGGTGAATTTGCTGCACCAGATAGTGAATTATTTGCACTACCCCCTAGTGAATCTCCTGCACCATCCAGATGAAGGAGATAGATATTACTTGAGTTACCTTTTTCACCTTTCCGGGTGACTTTTTTTACCAGCCCGGACTCACAAAGGGCCGCAATATGATTCATCACAGAACGTTTGCTAATTTCGCACTGGTCAGCAATATGCTGGTAGCTGGGCCAGCACTCACCCTGATCGCTGGCATTATCAGCCAGCTTGATCAGAACCAGTTTTCGCAATGGATTACCCACTCGAATTTTCATCGCTTTAACCATCAGCTCCATACTCATGCTGCACCTCCGAGATGCTTCATGTTTTTTCCGGAGCGAAAGGCTATAAGCGGCATACTGACGCGGTAATTACGGCCCAGCGGTTCACAAATCACCTTCTGGCATTCACGGTCAACCAGGCTAACACGTAGAACATGCCCTGCAGGCGTGGTGTACCACTGCCCAACTGTAGGAATTGATATTTTTTTACGCTGAAGCAAACGGCAAATATTGAGGATCAACGGATTAAGCATGACGATGCCCTCCGCTGATATTCAGGAGACGGTGAATATGAAAATTAGCCTTATCCGCCAGACGAATACGTTCAGCTTGCAAGTTAAGAAGGGTTTCTACCAGAACCTGATGTGCCTGCGGATCCGAAAGAGTTACCTTGCGCAGAGCACGTAGTGCAGTTGTTACATAACTGAGTTTATGTAAGTCTTCATCATTCAGACGAGTGAGGGCTGGGACAGTAGCCATGATGGCAGCCTCCTTGATCGGTGAAATACTTCCACCACCGGAAACGCCAATTTCGCTGGTGGTGAACTGAACGGGGTTGGCGTAACCGGTGATCAAGGAAACCGGCGCATCTTTCGATGCCCCCGCCCAGCCCACCATAACTTTGATGTGAGCAAATGCGGACGATAAAAAAGACGCTGGCGCGTCATATATCGCCTTGATCAATTCCAGGACGCCAATCCCGGCACCCGCTTTATAAGGTGCCTGAACAGTGTAACGTCCCGGAATGGCAGAATCAATGTGCTGGTGGTCCTTCACACTCAACAAAATCACGCCTGAATTTCCACAAAGGACTAAAGCACTCATGCGGGTAGTCTTTGCGAAGATAGATAACGCGCTGTGTTTCTGGCTCCCAACGAATAACATGAACATAAAGTCCTCTTCCGTCACGAAACCAGCGGTTAAGTTCCTGCACAACTCGCCCCCCACAGTCAGGTAAAGTTCTCTGTGGTTACTTACAGCCAGGTGATTTGGTAATCTGCATTCATGCCGTAACAACAGGTGTTCAGCGACGCTGACCACCAGCTGTTGCGACAAACGGTTATTTGCCGTTAAACTGTTCATGCGTTAGTTTCTCCACAGACACAAAACGCCACGACGCCCGGAGCTGCACACTCGCGGGCGTCACTCTTTTCTGGAGCGCAAAAGATTTTGTAGACCAGTGCTGCATGCTCCTGGAGCTTCGAAATTGACAGATACAACTCATCATTAATTGCTGTCTGCTCGTGTGGCTCCACTACCCCATCTTCGATTGCCGAACGAATCTGCTTTGAGTAACTCCCGATCTGTTCGATGACTTCCAGCAGGCGCTGGTTTATATCGGCGTTCTCTACTTCCTCAATTTCAGGAAGCGATACAAACACCCCACCAGCAGACTGTGCGACAGCATCCGCAATGTAGTGAGTGCCAGCCGCGCGCTGTAAAATCATTGCCCATCCCAGCGGGAAAATCTGATCGCCATCTGCACGAAGGCGGTTGAATAAAGCGTTCTCTGTTACATCCAGCCACTCAGCAGCTTCAGCGTAACCCCCCGGCAACGCCGCGATAGTTTTTCTGACAGCTTTCACGTACCACTCAGGCTGTTTTTCTACTTTCCAGTGATGCTTACCCACGGTTAGCCTCATCGTTCTGTGGTTAAAAATTGAAGGTGTTCTGTTAATCTTTCGGATAGATATCCGGTCTTAAGTCAGATTTCGTAATTGCACCTGACGTGCATTGCTCAAGTTTTTTAGCCAGCACAAAACTGGCTTTTTTATAACCATTGAAAACCAGCCGTAAGTAGCCTGGTGTTGAGCCAACTTTTCCGGCCAACTCACCCTGCTGTTCTTTGGTTAAAGAGTCCCAATACGCTTTCATACAATATGTACCTCCGGTATACATATTACATGATTGAGATGAACCTTCAAGATACTTGTACCTTATCGGTACAAAGGTTTTAATTTCTTTATGAAAACAGTCCATGACATCCGGCGGTCTAACGCCAGAAAACTGAGAGATGGTGTTGGCGGGAATTCTTCCTTTGCCACCATGATTGATCGCGAGCCAACCCAGACCAGCAGGTTTATGGGAGATGGTGCTACTAAAAATATCGGTGACAGCATGGCACGGCACATCGAAAAATGTTTCGACCTGCCTGTCGGATGGCTTGATCAAGAACACCAGACAACAAACATCACAAAAAAACCTGATGTTTCAATTACTAACAAACAAATAACGTTAGTCCCTGTCATATCATGGGTACAGGCCGGAGCATGGAAAGAAGTTGGCTATTCTGAGGTTGATTTGAGCACAGCAGAAACTTATCCCTGCCCTGTACCCTGTGGCGAAATGACTTATATCTTGCGGGTGATTGGTGATTCAATGATTGATGAGTACCGCCCGGGAGACATGATTTTTGTAGATCCTGAAGTCCCTGCCTGCCACGGTGACGACGTTATTGCATTGATGCACGATTCAGGCGAAACCACCTTCAAGCGGTTGATAGAAGATGGAACACAGCGTTATCTCAAAGCATTAAACCCAAACTGGCCTGAGCCTTACATTAAGATTAACGGTAATTGCTCTATAATTGGTACAGTAATTTTCTCAGGAAAACCAAGAAGATACAAAATAAAGGCCTAATCAATATTTATAACCTGCTTCGGCAGGTTTTTTTATACTTGACAATGTACCCTTGAGATACATAATGTATCTAAAAGAAACATGTCACAGGCAAGATTAAACAAAATTTGGTTGTAACACGGCGTATGGCACATGCGTCGTTAGCGGTCTGGGGACGTTAAAGGGGACAATCCACTCCTTGCTCGGGCAAACAAACCAGGTAGCCGGAATGTGCAAGTCAATGAGGATGCTGATAAGACGCCTAACCAGCGTGGCGATTCGGTTTGACGCCTGGGAAGAGACCAGGGTGCAACGATGAGGGCATTTATGGAACCGCGACAAAGTGTGGTGCCGTAACTGGCTAAGTGCTCTCAGCGTTGTGGTAATCCGCGAAATGGCGCGGCGGTAAGTATGGCGGGGTTATTCCTTCCCCGTTGAGGACACCGGATTGTCAGGTTGACCATACACCTGAGTGACAACCCCACCACAACAGCCACTGCTTTGGCGGTACCAGTTTGTACACTTGCTTCCGGCTGGTACCGCTCTTTTTACAAAACAGAGAAGAGCATCACCGGACGACGGGCTCATAACCCAATCCATCCGGGCGGCTGCCACCGCAGGTGTTCTTCTCTGTTTTGTGGAGAAACCAACCGACCTTGCAGGGTCGATATGATGAGGAGCAGCAAAATGGCTAGCGAACGCAGTACTGATGTGCAGACATTTATCGGGGAGCTGGACGGCGGCGTATTTGAAACCAAAATCGGCGCAGTTCTCAGTGAAGTCGCTTCCGGTGTGATGAACACGAAAACCAAAGGGAAGGTCTCACTCAACCTGGAAATCGAACCATTTGATGAGAACCGTGTGAAAATCAAACACAAACTCTCATATGTTCGCCCGACTAACCGCGGGAAAATTTCCGAAGAAGACACCACCGAAACGCCGATGTATGTCAATCGCGGTGGTCGCCTGACTATTCTGCAGGAAGACCAGGGACAATTACTGACTCTTGCCGGTGAACCTGACGGAAAACTCCGCGCAGCAGGTCATTAATATCGTTCTTAATTAACTGATTATTTATCTCATCACTGAATATCTTAATATAGTGAGGACTTATTATGTCTCAGAACTTAGACGCAACCGCAATTAATCAAATCCATGCCCTTATTTCTGCTCAGGGTGTTAATGAAATTATCAGTAAGATTGGTGCCGATGCTGTGGCATTGCCTGAGAATTTCCGCATTCATGATCTGGAAAAATTTAATTTAAATCGTTTCCGTTTCCGTGGTGCACTTTCCACTGCCAGCATCGATGACTTTACCCGTTATTCTAAAGATCTTGCAGATGAAGGCACCCGCTGCTTTATCGATGCCGATAATATGCAAGCCGTCAGTGTGCTTAACCTGGGTACTATTGATGAACCAGGTCACGCAGATAACACCGCCACTCTCAAACTGAAAAAGACAGCACCGTTCTCTACTCTGTTGTCTGTTAATGGCGAGCGTAACTCCCAGAAATCACTGGCAGAATGGATTGAAGACTGGGCCGACTACCTTGTGGGCTTTGATGCTAATGGTGACACCATTCAGGCAACAAAAGCGGCTGCGGCGATCCGTAAAATCACAATTGAAGCAAACCAGACCGCTGATTTTGAAGACAATGACTTCAGCGGCAAACGCTCCCTGATGGAGTCTGTCGAAGCGAAGACCAAAGACATTATGCCAGTGGCATTTGAATTTAAATGCATTCCGTTTGAAGGTCTGAAAGAACGTCCGTTTAAATTACGCCTCAGCATTATCACTGGCGATCGTCCGGTACTGGTTCTGCGCATTATTCAGCTGGAAGCGGTGCAGGAAGAAATGGCTAACGAATTTCGAGATCTGCTTGTTGAGAAATTCAAAGACAGCAAAGTAGAAACCTTTATTGGTACTTTCACCGCCTGATTTCATTACTGCAAATGCCCCTGCGGGGGCATTTATGGAAACGTAATTAACTCAATAATCACCGGATGGTGAGGGATTCTTTTTACCAGAATTCAGCGCGGTGCAGCACATATACGTGGAGAACAAAATGTCATTTATTAAAACTTTTTCCGGGAAGCATTTTTATTATGACAGGATAAATAAAGACGACATCGATATTAACGATATCGCGGTTTCCCTTTCAAATATCTGTCGCTTTGCCGGTCATCTTTCGCACTTCTACAGCGTCGCCCAACATGCGGTTCTTTGCAGCCAGCTGGTGCCGCAGGAATTTGCTTTTGAAGCGTTAATGCATGATGCAACAGAAGCGTATTGCCAGGACATTCCCGCACCACTGAAACGCCTTCTTCCTGACTATAAACGGATGGAAGAAAAAATAGACGCCGTAATCCGTGAGAAATACGGGTTACCACCGGTTATGAGTACGCCCGTGAAATATGCCGATCTCATCATGCTGGCAACCGAACGCCGCGATCTCGGGCTTGATGATGGCTCTTTCTGGCCTGTACTGGAAGGTATCCCGGCAACAGAGATGTTCAACGTGATTCCACTGGCTCCAGGCCATGCCTACGGGATGTTTATGGAACGCTTTAACGAATTATCGGAGTTACGCAAATGCGCATGAATGTTTTCGAAATGGAAGGATTTCTTCGCGGGAAATGTGTACCGCGAGATCTGAAAGTGAATGAAACGGATGCTGAATACCTGGTGCGTAAATTTAATGCGCTTGAAGCTAAATGTGCAGCACTGGAAAACAAAGTAATACCAGTGTCAGCTGAACTGCCGCCAGCGAATGAAAGTGTTCTGTTATTTGATGCTAATGGAGAAGGCTGGCTGATTGGCTGGCGTTCTCTCTGGTATACATGGGGGCAAAAAGAAACCGGAGAATGGCAGTGGACATTTCAGGTCGGGGACCTTGAAAACGTCAACATCACTCACTGGGCAGTAATGCCAAAAGCACCGGAGGCTGGAGCATAATGACCACATTTACCGATAAAGAACTGATTAAAGAAATCAAAGAACGAATCAGCAGCATGGACGTGCGAGACAATGTTGAGCGCCGTGCTTATGAAATTGCTCTGGCATCGCTGGAAGAGGATCCGGTGGCATGGCTGCATTCAGACAATGGCTTAGGTATTCCGGCAATAACCAGGAGTAAAAACATTGCTGACAGTTGGTTATCAAAGGGCTGGTATGTTCAGCCGCTATATATAGCCAAGCCAGTGCCGGTGGTGCCAGATGCTCGTCCGTCTTTAAATAATGGCATAGTCGGTTTTGATGAAGGCTGGAACGCCTGCCGCGCTGCCATGCTCTATGGTGCCGTACCTGCAAGCCAGGCTTACAAGTTGCCACAAACGCAGTTTAAACAGGTTGCTGACCTCTACGAAATGCAATTTGATGACGGTCGCACTTGTGCCTTTCACACTGATGCGCAAAAGGCTGTGCAATGGCTTCAGGCGTGCGACGGAAACAGGGTTCAGGAATACGTTAAGCTGGAACGATTGCAGAACGCACTGTCTGGCAACTCTCCGGTAACTCCGGATGGTTGGGTTATGGTGCCGAAGAGACTAACAGCCGAGAACGGCGCTAAGGGGGCGCTATCCGGTGAATTTTCAGAAACTACGTTTATAAGCTGCCTGGAATGCTTTGGCGATGATGATTGCGATACCTGTGACGGGAGCGGACGTATTGAAATTAAAGTGCCAGTCACGTGGTCGACCATAAAATCTATCTGGGATAAAGGTATCGAGTATTTTGCAGCAAAACCATCACAAGAGGTGAAGTGATGAACAACTTAATGATCGACCTTGAGACGATGGGGAAAAATAAGGATGCACCGATCGTTTCCATTGGCGCGGTGTTCTTCACTCCAGAAACCGGAGACATCGGACAAGAATTCTATACGGTTGTTAGCCTGGACAGTGCTATGAAGCAAGGAGCTACACCTGACGGCGATACCATCCTGTGGTGGTTGAAACAGAGCTCTGAAGCACGAGCTGCAATCTGTATTGATGATACTTTGTCGATCAGCGATGCACTCTCTGAACTGAGCCATTTCATTAATCAGCATGCAGACAATACAAAATATTTAAAAGTCTGGGGTAACGGGGCCACCTTCGACAACGTAATTTTACGTGGAGCTTACGAGCGAGCAGGACAAATCTGCCCGTGGGCGTACTGGAATGACCACGATGTACGCACGATCGTTACGCTTGGGCGTTCCATCGGATTCGACCCAAAAATGGACATGCCTTTCGATGGCGAACGGCACAACGCCCTGGCTGATGCCCGTCATCAGGCAAAATATGTTTCCGCTATCTGGCAGAAACTAATTCCTGCCACCAGCACAGAATTATGATTTTCCCGGGTGCAGCCGGTTTTGATGGAGAAAATTATGAACACCTTGTTTTTACTGATGGCTGAATTCAATACCCCAAACATTGAGCTGTCAGCTGTATGCCAAAAGTATTTCGGTATGAGCCCTAACACAGCAGAAGCGAAAGCAAATGCATGCCAATTGCCGATCCCGACTTATCGTGTTGGTACATCACAGAAAGCAAAGCGCTGCATCAACATTCAGGATCTTGCTGAATATATAGATAAACGGCGTGAAGAAGGCAGAATTGAATGGGAGAGGGTAAGAACAAATAGGAAAATAAATAACTAATCTCACAAAAAACCCGCTTCGGCGGGTTAGTTTTCATCTTTATAATTCTGGGCAATTCGCGCCAGATAGCTCATCACATCATGTTTTCTTGCTTTTTCATGTGCATCGGGATACATAATAGCAATGAGTGAATATTTATTCTCATAAAGCTCACCTTGGACATACACAAGACAAGCATCATTATCAGGATCACCTTTCTTGCAGACCCTATCCGGTTGTGGAAGTTTCTCGGGAAACTTGTTTGGCGGTAGACAAAGATGGATATGCATCAACCCAGCCCGAAAAGCACCATAGGGCTGAGTATACGCAACGTCCCTACCGAAATAATGCGGAAGCTCACCGGTTGCTTTGTATCTCTTGAAATCATCAATGATAGAAGACTCTAGCTCCGGGAATTTGAGAAAAACTTCATCAAAAAATTCAGCTCTAGTTTCTGGATTAATAGAGACTTCTAGATGCAT